AATGGCTTTCTTGTATTGCTCAATTGCGATTTGTCTAGCAGCAGCTTTATCAACTTCCTCAACATTTCTATTAGCAATCTCTGTCATGATATCATTGTAAGATTGACCAAACTGCTGGAGCATTTCAATACGAGACTGGAACATACCCATCAACTGCTGATTGCCAGCAGCCATTGCTTGCACTTCTGGGTCTTGGACCATCTCCATTATACCACCCAATGTCTCTTGGAAGAAACCTGTTATGGCAGGTTTCAATGCCTGAAGACCTGTTGCAAATCCTTGAGTAGAACCTTCCATCTTTTTCAAGGCCTCTTCATACATCTTCTGAGCATCACCCATCACTGCTTCCATATCCGGCATACCTGGAGCACCTGCTGGAGCACCACCTATCTCTAATGTCTGCTGTTTCTGTAGTGCTTTCATCTCATGGATCAAACCCCACAATTTGCTGCTACCTTCCTCAGCATTTTCTCCCATCTTATCAATGATGGAATTCAAATCAAAGATAGGTTTGATTGGTTTATCAGCAGCTTGCATCATTGCAGTAAAGGCTTTAGTAACATCTCTAGATTTATCAAGAGATTTTTTCCCTAATTCCTCAATATGATCCTCTGTCTTTTTGATATTTTTGGCTATTCCTAGCTCAGCTGCACCTGCCTCTGTTGCCATTGCTCTAAATGCAGCCTCAACCTTTTCTCCTACCTCTGGAACCTTTCCTGCCAGATTTCCCATCTTGTTCAGGAAATCCCGAATCTGTCTGACAAGAAACTGCAGAACCTTCATGACCACTTTCTTGATCTCATTGAAAGTGACCAATATAAATTCCTTGGAAGCCCAAACAGGCAGATCAAATTTCGCCCAAACCCAATCCCAAGTTGGGCCAATAATGTTTTTGAAAAATTGAATGAATTCATTGGCTTCATTGACCAATTTTCCAATACCAAGAGCAACAGACAGAACCGCTGCATTGAAACCAGTCTTGATGGTAACTGCTATCATCTTAATGGTAATGATTCCATGGTCTATGATTTTCCACAGACTCAGTAACATATTCTGAAGTGTGAAAGCCCTTCCTTCCATAGCATTCAAAGCCGCAGCAGCACCAACAACAGCTCCAATAAGAAGCGTAACAGGATTAGTCAACATAGCCATCGTCCAAGCCTTGATTGCTCCAGTAGAAATGAACAAGGCCATATTCAACAATTTGAGAACAGCTACAAATTTTCCAAAGATAAAAAGTGCTGGACCTATTGCTGCTGTAATAACCGCCCAAGCAATGATCGTATGTTTGGTTTCAGTAGACAAAGCACGAAACCAAACTGTGGCCGATTTGATTACCATACCTGCTCTCTGAACAGCTGGTGCCAGAAGGTTTCCAATTTCCTGCGAAGCAACTACTACATTATTCCATGTAATCCTCATCTGAGAGGAGAAAGACTTGAGTTGCTTGTCGGCAACCTCTTGAGTGATTCCTCCTGCTTTTCTCAATTCTTCCTCATATCCCCGAATGCGGTCTGTGATTCCCAACAGAGGAAGAATGGCTTGCTGAGTACGGGCTTGGAATCCTAGCATTTCCAAAGTAGCTGCTTTCTGAGCTGGACCCATTCCTTCAGTTGCTTTGGTGATCCCTTCTATGACACCCGTTATGTTCTTACCTGTGGAAGCAAACTCTTCTACATCAATATTCAAGTCTGCAAAGGCCTGGCGATTCTCATTGATGCTCTTGACAAGCAATCTCACCATTCGACCCATCATAGAGCCAGCCACATTTCCCTTCAAACCTTGATCCGCATAAGCAGCTAGGATTGCAACACCTTCCTCCAAATCCATATTGTATTGCTTGATTGCAGGACCAGCCATATTGGTAAGTGATTCGGAAAACTGCTGGACTGTTGCATTAGCAAGTGTATTGGCTTTGACAAGGGTATCTGAAACTTTCAAAAGCCCTTCCATATTCTGTTGGGTGTCTTGACTGGAAAGACCCAAAGCAGATTGAGCATCCGTCAATAGGTCTGTAGCTTGGGCCATATCAAAACGACCTGCAACAGAAAACTTCTCCACCGTACCCAAAGCAGCTTCAGATTGAGCAGCATTCATACCAGCAGAAGCCAAGTAGAAATATGAACGGGCCAATTCAGTTGAGCTGGTTATGGACTCTGTTGAGATTGTCCTGGCTGTGCCTTCCATCTTCTTTCTCATCTGGTCTGACACATCACCCATGATAGCAAGAGATTGGGTCATTGCATCATCAAACTGAGAAAACGATTTCACAGCAGCTATACCAATCCCAGCCAAAGGAAGAGTGACGGCCATAGACAACTTCCGGCCAGCAGCCGTCATCTTCTTTGCCGTAGCATCCAATACAGAAATGCTCTGACGCATAGATTTGTTGAATTGGGTATTATCAGCAAGGATGTGGGCTATCAGGTTGCCTAGGTCTAAAGTTCCAGCTGGCACTATTTATTCCCTTTCATTTTCACTTTCCTTGGCAATGGTCTCTTCTTTGCTTTATCTTTCTTTCCAATGAGACCTGCAAAGCCCATCCAGAATGATTTGGATTTCTGGAGTTTGTTTTCTGCTGTTTCCAATTCCTTCTTTGAAGAGAATTTCAACAGCATCTTTTCCAGCGTGACTGCTTTTGGCTTTTTTACATGACCACGCTCAACACAAGCTGCTATATTAGCCATGTAATAGTCCTCACGTCTGAATTCCTTTGTAGCTTTCCAATCCAGAAACCAAACCCACTTCAGGAATTCCATTGATGTCAGGGTTGCTTGAGCCTCCTGAACTGTCCGGCCCAAGTGAGAAGCTACACGAAACCATGCCAGCTCCTCCCCCTCTAGTCGTTTCCCTCTTGCTCCCCAGCCTCAATATTCAGCTCACTAAGTTCCTGAGCCTTATCAAAGAGCATTTGCTGGGTAGATGAAGGAAGCTCTTCAATGTCTTCCTTGGAAAACAACTCATTGTTTTCATCGTAGAAACAAAGAGTGAGAAGGTCAGCCTGGAATCCGTCAAAGCTCTTGACTCCAGTAGCCTTCCCATTTTTGTCCACCTTCATACGGGCAGTCAGCTTGCTGAGATAGCCGTTTCTATCACGACCAATCAACTCCTTTAGCATGCACTGACGCTCAACTCCTGCAGAGTCCTGAAGGACAACAGGAAGCTGTTTCAAATCAACCGACAATCTCAATGCATCCATCTCAATTCCTTCCCAAACAATTGTTCAGCCATTTTTGGGAGGGAGCCCAATGCCCCCTCCCACTCTCATTTCTTCGATCACGGAGCAGTGTATACCGGAGCCGTCTCAACACCATCTGCATTCTGGTTGGATGCAATGATAGTCACATCCGCAGTGGGCTGCTCACCTTCAACAACCGCACCAGGAGTGAACTCATTGAGCCATCCCCAGAATGCCAGTGTTGCTCCATCAGAAAACGTGATGGTGATCAACTGATTCACATTGACCATGGCCACAACGCTATCATACACTTCCGGGTCATAAGCTGCCGTCAGGGATGCTTCCGTCAGCGATACAAGGCCTTTCGGAGCCTTGGTACGCCACGTTGTGTTCCGCATCGTGGAGGTATCATTCTCACCACCACCATCCATACCAGGAGGGGTCACCTCCTTTTCCCAGAACGAAACAGCACTGTCCTCAGCAAACTCAATCAGTGTCGGGAAACCATCATCCAATCTGGACATCTCATACCTCCTTCAGAGTGGTTAGAAAATTAACACTGAAAAGCTCCCTACGTTTGGAGCCTTCCTCTTGTCCCAATACCACTATTCCAGTAGTCTGGGAAACATTATCAATCTGATATGTCTTTGATCCTATCACTTTTTGTTCTCTGCTCACTCCCTCCAATGCTGTTGCAAGTGCCTGGGCCTTTTCATAACCAGTATTGTACACTTCAGCACGCAACAATAACTGAACCCCTTTATGAAAAATGTTCTCTCCCGTATTCATGAGACGGCCATCTTTCAACGAAGGGGTATCCATGCACCCAACTATATCATTGACCACGTCATCATCATCCGGCAACAGTCCTACATACACAGGCCACTCACCACCAACAGTAGGATCAGACAGCAAGCCTTCCCCTATCAGGTACTCAACTATGATGTAAGCTGGAGAATGGTCCATTATATTGATGCCTCACCAGCAATGATTGCCAATATTGCCAAACGATGTTCCCTTGCAGGCCTTTCCAGAAACTTGGCCTGTTGATTTTCTCCTCTGTTGAACCATATTTTTTTCTGAGCCTTTGTGTGAGCTGTTGCAATTTCTTCAGCATGCTTGATATTGAATTCAACACCATGAGCCAAATCAGTTCTCTCATGAACATAAACAGCATACAAAGCTGTATAATAGACAATCACATCCGTGAACCAACCAGAGCCCAGAGCCTTCGTACCAGCTGAATCCTTCAAATTGCCCGATTGAACAGGTACAATCTCCTGGCTTTTGCGCTGGAGAAACAGACCTGCTTTCTTCAGGCCTCTTTCAACATCACTGCCAAGCTGCACATTTGCCTGTTGCAAACGTTTTATGATCTCTTTGGCACCTGTGACTTTGACCATCTGTACCATTACAGATATACCTCACGCAAATACTTCCGGCCCTTGAAATCTGTCATCTTCTGGAACTGCAGAATCTCCCAGGCATTGTCATTGTCTTTTGGATTGCTGTAATGAATCACTTCATCCAACGTACCCAACCACAGAACACCTTTGATTGTCAAATCACGATCAACAATCAGATAGGCTTTGGACATAACTCTATCACCATTCGCAGTGATGACTTCCTTCTGAACATCCTCCCATCTGAGGTCAATTTCAATCGGCTCTTCCCAAGTAGGCTTGCCAAACCTATCCAGAGAATCCAATGCCCAATAGACTCCTTTCTGCTTCATGGCTTTTTCAGCCACCCGAACATTATCCTCTGGTACTACAATTGGGTCACGTATTCTGTCAGAAATGCCTTCTGATTCTTGGATCAGATAGTTGAAAACCACGTATGGAAAAACAGCATCACTGATTCCCAAAGAATCAGACACAACACGATCATAAACCTCTCCCGCATCTAATGAATCAGTCAAGCCTTCATCATCAGCTATGGAGCGGTTGATTGCCTTGCTGGTTGCTATAGCATCACTGAGATTTTCCAGATCAGCTATCAGTCTGCTGTATATTTCCCCTGCATCAAGTGAATCAGTCAGACCTTCTGAGTCAGATACAGAACGCTCATACACTTCCCCTGCATCTACAGAGTCAGTCAGTCCTTCTGAATCGGATATAGAACGCTCATAAACCTCTCCTGCATCTACAGAGTCAACCAGACCTTCGTTGTCAGCGAGTGAGCGGCTATATGCTTCAGCAGCATCAATGATGTCATTGATAACTTCCGAATCTATCTGGGTGCGGATTGCAGCAACGTCACGGTCAACTGAATCAACCAAACCTTCATCATCAGCAACCGTTCTATTGTAGACCTCCCCGGCATCTACACTATCAGCCAGTCCTTCATTATCGGCAATTGCTCTGTTGTAGACCTCTCCTGCATCTACCGTATCAGTCAGACCTTCATTATCAGAAATGGAACGGGAATATGCTTCAGCCGCATCAATAGTGTCAGTAATCCCCTCATTGTCAGCCTGGGTATCAGTAAAGTTTTCTCCAGCACTCAGAATTCCTTGAGGCTCACCAAGCACCCATTGATAGTTGTAATTCTGCGTTTGTACTGGAGTACCAAGCAACCATTCTTGACGTGTTATCATGCTGTAGTCACAATCGGTTGAATGTCAACATTGATAGCATTGCCTGCTTCACGCAAACTGAGAGTCACATTCACAAACGCCCATCCATCCCTCAGCGGAGTGAAGGTGGTAGTGAAAGCAACCCAGGTTGATCCATCAGACAGAACCTGAGTGGATGCAGTTGACCGGGAACGGGTTGTATCAGATGCATTATCATAATAGCTAGCATCCACATACAATTCAGCCGCTGTTGGATAGGTGCTCCATGCGGAGTTTGCCCTGATATAGACTGTCACGGTATGAGCCACATTGGCAGTACACCAAACCCGGAAGGCTTCAAGAAAAGCATTGTATCCGAGTCTAAACGGATTGACTGAAGATATTGGAACTTGAAGGTCAGTTATCTTAGCTGATGAACCAGCCCCACCACTCCGTACTATCGTGGTATCCTTTTCAACAGTGCCCCAAGGCACTATTGTCATATGAGCTCCATAGACCTGATCATGATCCTCTGAAACAAAAGCACCAGGATAATGAATATATGAAGAGCCACGTTGATATAAAGTAGCATCATTAAACTTGCAATTCCTAGCATAGATGATTCCTGACATCGGCAGATGATATATTGTCCTGACACTATGCTGAGAATTGACTCCAAATTCACAATCCTCCAATAAACAACCATCCCGTATCAGCAGAGCTGTCTCTGCTGGCGTTGATCCACCATCAAATGAACACCGCAGGAAATAAGGAAATGAAGAAACAGAAACAATCTGGGTTGTTCCACTATCCTCAAACTCACAATCAACCCATTCTGAACCTAATGAAGAGTTGAAGGAAACACCATAATTTCCTCCGCCATCATAGATTTTGCAAGAGGTGAATTTATTGGCTGTAGAAAATGAAAAATAGATTTGGCCTTGGGAGGTATTGGAGCCGCCTGTAACATCAATCTGTTCATGATGCCAATAAGACCGACCACCCATATAGAGATTATATGCCTCACCATTGAAATCAATTATTGGATGAACATCTGATCCATCACTCCACGGATCATCAACCGAGTCACAGCCCTTCATGGTGATGTAATTTGTATACAGACCATTCTCATCATAGTCAATCCGTTTGTTTTCTCCACTCGCACCTTGATCCCAGACCACATTCGCCCGGAGCTTCGCAATATCTCCCGGACTTCTGACTGTCACTGAGGTGTATTTGTTGATGGTTTTCCAGGCATTCCCGGTTGACAATCCATCATTGGCATCATTACCTGATCCATAGTCAATGTAATAGGTGGTGCCAACAGGTGTTCTCTTGGCTCCTGCTGCTCTAAGTTCCTGCTCTTTGTCAACCGCAACAATCTTTTCTTTTATCCTACCACGTCTTTCAGTCAGGACAATCAGCTGCTCAGCAGAACCACCCCACATCTCAGGATTGGAAATGGACTCAATGATCTGATTGAGATTTTCAAGTAGAGCTTCCTTTGCGTCAACCAACTGCTTATCAAACTTATGATGCAGTCCCCGGTCAAAGGTCTCTGCTTCCCATTCCTTGTCAGTCCAGTCCTTCCGGGTGTCGTTGACTTCGGTCAGGACAGAATCTATTGTTTCAGGCATTCTTGCCTTCCTTCAATTAAGCACCAAGGAACGTGATTTCCCAAACAACCACGAGTGAGTCAGAAGCACCCTTGTTGACCTCAGGAGTCAACTGGCCGTGTGCAAGAATGGTGGAGCTTCCGGGATCACCACCTGAGCCATCAGGATTGACATTGGAAATGATCGCTTCATCAATCCCATTCTGCGTGGCATAACCAGCATTGAATGTAGCCTGAAACTGCAGGATATTCTCATTACCACTGCTGGGTTTGATTTTCGGGAAACCCGTATCAAGACCACCTTCGCCAATGGTGTCATGACCATTACCAGCAAAGCCGGTGGTCACCCACACATCACCCTTTGTGATTGAGGAATAGCCCGTTCCAAGGACTATACAATCCATCGCACCAATGGCAGGACTTGAGGCAAGCTGGTCAACCAGGTAATCATCACCTTCATCCACAACCAGGTTGTCAATACGGCCACTCTGCTTCAGCTGGCCATCCTTATCGAAGAGCAGATATGCTCCACTCTTCCCTGACAGTCCCATGCTTTCAAGTGCTGCTCGCTCAGCAGCAACTTGCTGACGAATTCTATCCTTCAGAAAATCACGTTCCATTTTCATCTCACATCTCCTTCGACAAATCTGTCATAAACAATTACAACCAACCTTTTGACTTCAAAATTGAACCAACACCAAGTATCAGAGCCAATCCAATCCATGGCCCCCAGTTAATCAGAATCTTGATCAGTATTTCTCTGGTGTCTGAAGAAATACCTGCATTGGGAACAGAAGCAGTTCCATTACCATTTCTCTTCATGTACTTGGCCAGGACATTCTCAGCCAATGCTTCCTCTCGACCTTTCCTAAAGGCAATCTCCTCTTTGATATCAGACATAGCATTCATTTGAACCGTATGTTGCTTATCCATTTTCTCAAAAATTTCCCGTTGACATTTCTGTCTCAGATCAGCACATTTTTCTACGCTTTGGGATTGAATATCTGACATACGTTATTCCCCTAGTCATCATCCTCTTCTGTATCGTAGTCTTCACCCAACCAGTCAATGCTGATGGACGCTGCTTCACCATCTTCCATCCGCTTACTCAAGGCTGCAAGATTTCCAGCAGTGTCCAATAGCAAAGCCTGTTGGCCTTGCTTCGTCTGCTGCAGAAAAAGACCAATCTTGTATTGATAAGTAGCAGACACGCTCCCGGCTTTCTCAGAAGCAACAGCTTGGTCACGCATCAAATACAAATGAGCTGCAAGCCAAGCCTCTATCATTTCAAGTCTGGTGTCTGTGTAATCGGAATCAGTACATAATTCAGTCACCAGTTCATTTGCTGCATTGATAAAAGGAGTGAGGCTGATGGACGCATCAACGTCAATAAGAGCTTTCACATCAGCGTCCGTTATTCGTACCATCAGTCCTCCTCCTCTTTCAAAACATCCTCAATCTTTTTGTTAGCTGGTGCCCTCCCTTTGATATAGGCTCCCGCAGGAATGGTGCCTTCACCTATCGGTTCCCATTTTCCAGTCTCTGGATTCTTCTGCCACAGTTCTGCCTTGACTGGTTTCCCAATTCGCAAAGCCGGAGCATCATAGTCAACAATATTGAACTCTCTCCTGATCTCAGTAATGGGTTGCAGAACGCAACCACTACCAATCGTGGCTAGAGAAAATACTGTCAGGATTCTCAAGAGCTTTGTGCCCGACATCCTTCATCTCCTCTTTGACTTCAATAGGGTTTTCCATGCAGACTGAAAAAAAAGCCTTTATCAACTCAATCAACCACTTCACTTCAGGTTCCCATTCGATTCAGCCGCTGCATGAACCGCAGAAAGAGCTTGCTTCACATCAGCTTCAGCCACCTTCTCCAACTTCGGTTCCAAAGCAATCAAGTAACCAAGAGCAGCATCCAAACGAGCCAGGCCTTTATTGTCTGTATCGTCTGGTATATTCTTCTCCGCAGTCTTGACAGCTTGCATAAGGGAAGGCCCATATTTCAGCATGAGGGCTTTCCACTTCGGCTTGGCCGTGAATATCTTTCCTAAGATGAAAGACAACACGAAAACAACGATTGAGACGCCCAAAGAGCTATTCAGAAAGGTCCATATACCTTTTCCGAATGAAATGCCCGTAGAACCCGATTTTGAGCTTTCTACGGCGTCTTCTGAGGCTATTTCCTCAGCTTTTTCCGTCTCAATCACTGCTGAAGCAGGTATTTCCTCAGAAACAGCCTCAATCACAGGCTGTTCACCGATAGGTTCAGGGATAGGCTCATCGCCAGAAACAAAACACCCTATCGAAAAGAACAACATTACAATCAACACCATAATCTTTTTCACGCCACTACCTCCTTCAAATCAGCCAAATGAGATTTCAAACTCATCTTTGGAAACACATTCAGAACACTGGTACCATCTTCCAGATTGATAACCTTTCTTCCGGAAAACAAACGGGCCAAATCCCTCACCACATGATTCATTCCACGATTGAAACGTTCATAGGCTTGAGCATTGGGAGTGTCGTTGTATGCATTGTGGAAATTCTTTTTTCCATCTATCAATTGCATATCGAATCCCAAAAGATAGACCATACTGGCACCAAACAACAGAGCCAGATTGATGGCTGCTGCTCCAGTGTTCCTGTTCCATCCCAGACCATCCACTGCAAGACCTTCTTGCCCCCTTGCCATCCTCTTAAGATAGGCCGGAGGATCAAAACGGTCAATGGCAGCTTGTGAACAGGTGATTACCATACCTCCATCAGCTGCATATTTGTCAAGGCCTGAACGGTGTCTTTTCAGAAAAGCCCCATCACCAAATAGCATCACAGGGACAATATCTGCACCTATGTAGAAGGCTGCATTACAACCAATCACATTCTGTCCTCTCAAACTCTCCCAAGGAAAGTTCTCAAGAGATGAACCACCACCTACAACGTAGCAGGGCTCATCTTTCCAGATAGGTTCAGGCAACCACCCGTCTGCCACTGCTTATTCCTAGCCTTCCAGATACTCTTCTACAAATTTGGCAATCTGGGATTTCTTGAGAGGCTTTTCATTCAAAGCAATGGAGGTGTCTCCAGCTTCAGTGATCGAATAGCCTTTGCCCTTCTTGTAGAACACTTTCAGTTCTTGCTCTTCTGCTGAAGGGAATTTCTCAGTCACGTCCTTGCCAAGAGGATTCTTTTTCTTGAGCACCTTTTTCTTTGACTCTTCTTTCGGCTCTTCTTTCGGCTCTTCTGCTGGCTCTTCAGGCTGGATGTCTTTTGCACCTTCCTCTGCAGCCTTCTGGACCGGTGTCTTTTCAGCTTCAGGTGTTTCAGTGCTTTGGACTACCGCTGCTTTTTCATTGCCAACAGTCACCCGTTCAAACTTGTCCGGGAAACGGGCTACAAGGTCTGATTCGGATTCAACTACATCACCAGGAGTGTAGATGACAAGATTACCCGTTTTAGGGTCTGTCTCAGTATGGTTACCGACCTTGGACTTCAACTTGAAACGCATCATAGCACTTTCCTTCCCAAAATAGTCACAAACTGTTCAGCCAAAAACCCTTCTGGGGTGGCCCATTGCCACCCCAGAATCAGGGTCACTCTCTTTTCCGCTAGGCCGTGGTACCGTGAACAATCCCGGTATTGCCATTCTGGTCAGCACGGAGCTGAGGCACCATAATGGCCATCACCTTGAAGTTCAACTGCATCCCACCCGTGGTTTCCCACTGGACCGTGATGATATCCATACCAATCACTTCACGGACAACGTCTGAGGTTGTCTGGACCAGCAGAACCACATATGCGCTCGTGCTGAGATAGTCCAGAACACCGACGCTATTGATGTTGTCAATAGCCTCAAGCCTCTGACGCAGGGTGTTGTCACCCTTGGCCGTGCTGTAGTCATCACCCAGGTACGTGGTCCAGGGCAGTGAGAAATACAGGTTGTACGGACCAAAGTGGTATGCCTGCTGAGCCTGCAGGATCATAGCCAGGACTTCACCCACCAGGGTTGCACCTGTCCAGCCACCAGCTGTCGGAGCCGTGATGGTCTTGGTCAAGCGGCTGGGGAAGTTGGTGTACCCATAAATGGTGCCACCACCAAAGGCGTAGCTGCCATAGGTACCAAGGAGCAGCTTTTCAGCTGTCTCAGCAACCTTGCGGCCAGCCAGCTCAGCCATGGTCGTATCCAGAGGACTTCCACCATTCCGGCTCACAGCAATCTGCCGTGCACTGAAATCAAAATCCTTGTGGATGATCGGCAGAGGCAGGTTGCTCAGCTCAAACAACGGACGGTCAGCCTCACCCTGTCTGAGCCCGTCCATACTGACATCAGCATCATTGATATCGCTCTGGGTCTCAGTCTCAAGCACCGTCTTCGCCATCCCGTTCGGGATATTGAAGGTGAGCCCCATTCCACGAATATCAGCAACAGCCTTCAGTCTGGGCAGCGCAGCTTTCACCACCGCTGCATCCAGAATTTTCCAGTCATCCTTCCTCAGCGTGGCCGTGGCATTTGCCAGAGGGACAGCCTGAAGTTCCCCACCACGATTCACCGTGATGTAGTGACGATCATCATCACCAATGTAAGGCCGCAGTGCAAGGGGATTCATCCCAGCATCCAACAGGGTAGATGCTATGTTCCCGTGGCCCTGTCCGTTCATAATAAAATCCATCTCATGTCTCCTTCATAGTCTCTTGAAAAGATTTTCAATCATCATAAGGAGCCTTCTTAGACAAGGCTTACAGGAACCTGACAGCCATCAGCGTGGCAACTGCACCAGAAGCACTCAGGTCTTTTGCTTCTGCAGCAACGGCGATAACCGTTCCTGTCGTAACAGCCTGAAGCGTCCCGTCACCGGCACTCTCCAGCTTGGCCCCAATGGCTACATTCGCTCCAGCAGCAAGGAACATCTGAACCTGGTTCCCCGGCTGCTCCACATTTGCACTCACCAGAGCAGCAGCCGCATAAGCAGTGCTAATGGTGTTGCCCTGCAGGGCATCTTCTATGGCTACAATGCGCTCAGCCACGCCACCAGCCGTAGAATGCTTCTGGAGTTTACCAGCAGACGTGAACTCGACCAGATGGCCAGGATACAGTTCAGCCGCTGCCAGTGCTTCTTCTCTACGAAAATCACCAATCAGGTGAATCCGGTTTTCGGTACTCATTTCAACTCTCCTTCACTCAGTATATAAAAAAGAATGGTTCATTCAGAATCATTCGGTTGTAGGCAAACTACCTACTTTTCAGCCTTCTCGAAATTCAGCGTGGGAGCCGCCAGCGGCTCTTCCTTCTTATCCCCCTGATTGGTCACTTCAGCCTGTCCATTGAACAGAGGCTTTGCAGGAGCTTTCGGTTGGGTCACAGGAACTTCAGCCAGTCTTGCCAGCGTCCGCAGCTCATCCAGCCCCTTGGCCTTCAGCTGCTCTTCGCTGAACCCATTGCGCTCATTGGCCGTGATCTTCTGGATCATCTCAGCCTTCTGAGCTTCGTGAGCCTTGATGCCAGCAACGAGCATATCACGCATGCCTTCGGGCGCATTGGCAATATACTCATCCATGGTTACTTCCTTGTTGCCCGTGGGCTC